GAGCTGTCGGCGACGTGCATGAACACCAGCTTCTCGCTCTTGAGAGGGAAGCGGTGGGCGTCCATGAGCCGCGTGTCGAGCATGTGCTGCAACTGGAAGTACGCAGCGCCTTGGTCGATCTCCTTCGCCGTGAGGATGCCCTCGTCCAGCAAAGCCGGGTCGGTGGGCTTGCCCCGGTCCCCCATGGGACCCCCACCGAACTGGAGTTCAGGGGCGTCGGACAGGGCGGCGCGGATCGACGGCGCGAGGTGCTTGCCGTAGTTGCCGATCTCGTCCTCGGTCGGGTAGCGACCGGGCCAGATACGGATGTCGAAGCCCCGGCTGACTAGCCCGTTGTAGATGCTGTCCACAGACTGGGGCGTGCCGAGGTAAATGATGTCTCCTGTTGAGCAGATCGACGTGAAGTCGCGCGTCAGATGCCGAAGGCGCTCGCGCTGGACCTCAGTGGCCGAGTTCTTGGCGCTCTCCACGTCATCCGCGATGAGCACGTCTGCCCGCTTACCCTGCATGTTCGACGTGATGCCGATACAGGCGATGCTGGGCGACTTCTCCGGCCCCTTGAGTTCATAGTGCACGTCGAACGCCTTGACGCTCGCCCGGTCGCCAGCAGAGCGGTCGGGCCGGAGGCACTCCAACTCGTCCATCCCCATGATGATCTGGATGATCCAGTTGCTGATCTCGGTCGCCATGTCGGAGCCCGAGGACACGATGAGAATACGGGTGGTGGGGTCGTGAATGATGCGCCAGACGGCGTACGCTGCTGTGATGGTGGTCTTGGCCTGACCACGCTGCGCTTGGATCATACGGTACTTGGGTCCGCGCTCCAGATACGCTGCGATGTCCAACTGCAGCGGTGTGCAGTTGAACCCGAGCAGGCCGGTGATGACATCGTAGAGAAACGGCCCGAACTCCTTGTACTCCTCTCTGAGCATGTCGAGGTCGGACCAGCGTTCTCCCGGTTCGAAGTGGCGGAAGTCGTCAGCCATTGACGACCTCGGCCTTCGGTTTCAGGTCGGACAGCGACACTAGGTTGCCCCGCTTCTCGCGGCGCTCCTTGAGCCTGCGCTCTTGGTCGCTGAGTTCCGACAGCTTCTCCGTGTCGAAGCCGATGTCGTTGTCCTTGAGGAACTTCGTGATCGCAGAGAGCATCGCCGGGTTGGGCATGGAGCCCTCCGACAGCAGTTCAGCGATCATCTCGTTCTCAATGTCGCCAGCGTCGATACCGTCGATGAAGTCGAGTTGCTTGTGGTACTTGTCCAAGACCTTGAGGAATATCTCCGTGATCTTGGCGTGCAGCTTACCAAGCTGCTGCTCCTTTGCTGCGCCCTTTGCCATCAGAATAGTCCCATCTTGTGTGCCAGTGCTGTGATGCCCGTAGGTACGGCCACGCCAAGCCCGGCGGTGAAGACCCCGATGCGGGTCTTGAAGTGTTCGAGTTTCGAGATGCGCTCGTTGTGCGACTGGTGCGCGGCGAGATGGGCTGCCTCCATCTCGTCCATGCGCTCCGATTGCTTACGGCGCTCGTTGACGAGGTACTTGAGGTCGGCCCGCATCTCGCCGAGCATGAACAGGAGGCTCTCCTGCGGTGCGTTGTTCTCGGCCATGCGGTGGTCCTATGAATGCAAAAAAGCCGGGCGCGCAAGCGACCCGGCCCTGTGTTGGAGTTGTGTCCGCGCTAGGTAGCGCCGTTGATGATCCCCGAGTTGTCGAGGGTGAGTGTGCCTGCGAGCATGTTCACGGCAGCGCCCGGAGCACCACCCGGAGAGCCCGGAGAGCCGTTCGCGCCAGTGGCCCCTGTGGCCCCGGCTACGCCGTAGTCGCCCCCAGAGCCTCCTGTCCCGCCGTCGCCACTTTCTCCGGGGCCGGGTACACCTGTCGCGCCGTTCGTGCTGGACTGGCCGTAGCCCCGCCCAACACCGCCTGCGCCACCGGTACCCCCGGGTATGGGTATAGAGGTCTGGCCCTCACGCCAGACCGGATACTTGCTGCTGCCTTGATGGGCACTGCCACGGTAGTACGTCATACCGTCATTGCCCTGTGCACTGGGGAACAGTGCCCCGTAGCCGATGGCTTGAATACGCGCTACTTCAACTCCGTCCCAGTAGACAGTCGCGGTACCAGTCGGCACAATTGGGTGAATTGTGCCCCGTGGTGCCACGGTAGCGTAGAAGTAGTCGGTGGAGGAGTTGTACCGCTCACCTGTCGCAGGTTCTCGCACGGTTTGAAGCGCTGCGCCGTCGCCGCCTTGGCCCCCTTGCCCACCGCCACCACCACCACCGCGCACTGCGCCGCTGTTGATTAACGTGAACGAGGAGTTTGCCGTGATGGCGTCCCCGCCCGCGCCACCGTTGGCTGCGCCCCCGGCTCCGATGATCTGCCCAGCGTTCTCAATGATGAGGCTGCCGCCAAGCCCAGAGGGGATGGTCATCGGGCCGATAGTTTCCGTGTCGGGGATGATGAGGCGCTTGTTCTTGGATGCGCCCCAGTCAGCGCCGAAGATCGTGGACACGTCGAGTGCCGCTGCGCTTGTGGCGGTCAGGGCTAGTTCGGATGCCCAGACCTCGACCCATACGCCGTTGTCTTTGACCCAGACCTTGCTGACCGGGGACCATACGCTTCCGTGTTTTGCTTGAACGTCAACGGGCTCCTTCCAGAGCCCGCCGTTGAATAGGCTGATCGTCATGTCGTCACCTCAGACCTTGAACCAGACATCGCCCTCGACGCCCCCAGAGGGGTCTGCGGTCGATATGGTGATGCGGGTGTCTCCGGTGTCGCCCTTAACGCCCTGTGGGCCTTGGATACCTTGCGGACCCGTAGGGCCGGTCGGTCCTGCCGGGCCAGTCGGTCCCGCGTCCCCAGTGTCGCCTTTGACACCTTGTATACCCTGCGGGCCTTGCGGGCCTTGCGCGCCGACGAGGCTCGCGAGGTAGGCGGCTTCCGTGCCCACGTTGCCCTGCGCCAGCCAGACTTGGTAGGCGCTGGCCCCATCGGGGCCTTGGAGGCCTTGCGGGCCTGCTGGACCTTGCGGACCAGCCGGGCCAGTGTCCCCAGCCGGGCCTTGGATACCCTGCAAGCCTTGTGGACCTGCGGGTCCGTCCGGGCCTGCGGGGCCTTGGGGTCCGGTAGCGCCGGTTGCCCCGTCCGAGCCGTTGGCCCCGTCTGCACCCTTCTCGGCGAGAAGCTGCCAGTGCGTTTGGGTGGTCGGGAGAACGTCTGCCGGAACGTCGATCAGGGCCAAGTAGGACCGGCCCTGATACGACACGATGTCGAGATTGGTGTAAGCCGTTGCAGAGGCCCACGCGCCCTTCCAGACGGGACGGACCCGCCCGATATTCAGTACGCCCATGTCATACCTCTACGTTGTGACGGACAGAGTGCCGTCAGGATTGATGGTGAAGTCGGAGGCTTGAACGCTGTCCCCAACAAAGGTCAGGAGCAGTTCGCCCTCCGCGTTTACGCTGAACTCGCCGAAAGCTGCGCCGCTACCGCCGCTCACTCCTGCCGGAAGTCCGGTGTCGGAGGCGACGATGACGCTGTGCGCAGTGTCCGCGCCAAAGGAGACTGAGAAGCCTGTGGCTGTCTTGGCCCCGATGGTAGCGTCAGGTGTGATGACGAGCGGGTAGTTGGCGTCTGGCAGAGGTGCGTCGAGCGTGTATGTGTACTGCCCAGCGCCTGTGCGCGATACGGTGACGCCCTGCGCGAATGACGCGGTGCCGTTACCTACCGTGTGCGCCATGGCATACAGGCCGTATCCGATGTCTCCCTTGGAGCCGGTGGCCCCCGTAGGACCAGCAGGGCCTACAGGCCCCAGCGGACCCTCCGGGCCTTGCGCGCCCGGCAGCCCTTGCGGGCCTTGCTGGCCGGTGTCGCCTTTGTCCCCTTTCGGACCCTGTGCACCGACCGGGCCTGCCACGCCCTGAATGCCTTGAGGACCAGCAGGACCAGTGGCCCCGGTGTCTCCGGTATCGCCCTTCGGGCCTTGCGGCCCAGCAGGCCCCTGCGGGCCGGTATCGCCGGTTGCGCCCGTGTCGCCCTTGAGGCCCTGCGGCCCCTGTAGACCTTGTGGACCCTGCGGACCCACAGGTCCGGTTGCACCAGTGTCGCCTTTGTCCCCCTTGTCGCCTTTCGCGCCAACAGGGCCTTGGTTCTGGTTCGCCCACGCGGCCCCGTTCCACACGAACAGCCCGGACAGGGACGTGTCGTAGTACAGAGCCCCGGCGAGTAGCGGGTTGCCTTCGTTGTCAACGGTCGGCGATGCGGGGAAGGCCCCGAGGTAGCGCCGTTCGATCTCGT